ATATAATATTTAATATTATGTTTAATATATTATAATAATATAGTAATAATATAATATACTAATAATATAATATATAATAGTAATATAATATATACTACGTATATGTATATATATTATATATTATAATAATTATATTATATACATAATATGTAATATATTGATATATAATAAGTTATTATAATATATTATATTAAATTTATATTAGTAATATATACATTATAGTTAATATATTAGATTATATATTTAGTATATTAATTATTAATAATTATTTTATTATTTAATAATCAAAGATAAGTAGTTACTCATTAAAATTTTATGAATAAGAAGTTAAGCGTAATTGAGGAAGCATATAAGATATTAAAAAGTTATGCAGGTGATAATGGATACATAATCCAAATTAAGAACGGAGTTCTAGCTTATAATAATATATCATTAAGTGAATTTCAAGCTAATTTTGTCATTGAAAATAAGGATTATCATCCAACATATATTGGTAGAGTAGTTAAGATAACTCAACAATTTGGAGAGATTAAGAGTAAGGAGTTAAATTTAGGATTTGTTCCAAAGGTACTTGAAATAGGTTACTTTATGGGTCAAACTAAGGATGTTTATGTGTTTTATGCTAGATATAGAAAATCTCAAGAGAAAGGTATATTTACAATCTGTAATAAGGAAAGTATTATAACTGATTTTTTGAGTAAGGATTATCATGACATTCAAGTAGACTTTGATAAGTATGATAATATAGCCCATGAGAAGGATGTTAATAGAACTATCAATGAATCTCAGAAGGATGGAATTAAGTTTTTACTTTCAAGAAAGAAATGTATATTAGCAGATGAACAAGGTTTTGGTAAGATGGAACCTGTAGATTCTCTTATTCCAACTATTGAAGGTTATAAAAGAATGGGAGATATACATCAAGGAGATATAGTATTCAATAAAGATGGTAAACCTACTACAGTACTTGAAACATTCTATCATAGAGATAAACCTATATATAAAGTAGTATTTAGTGATAAAACTACATGTGAATGTGGTATGGAACACTTATGGTATGTTCATGATATCAATGATAAAGAAGGAGTATATAAGACTTTATCTTTAAAAGATATATTGCTATCTGGATTAAAGACTGATGATAAACTCAACTATAAGTTTGATATACCTGTAGCTAAACCTGTAGAATATAATATCAATAAAGATATTACTAAAACTATGTCTGATAGTTATACGGTAGGAGCTGCTATATCTGGTAATATATTTTTCAATTCAAAAAGAAAGAGTAATAATAAGATTGATATATCCAAGTTTAAGAACGCTAGCGTAGAACAGAGAATTGGATTACTTAATGGTTTAATGGATATCAATGGTAAGGTTGATAAGGAAAAGAAGGTTATAACCTTTACAACAAAGGATTGGAAACTTAGTTTAGCTATTAAGGAACTAGTATATTCTCTTGGAGGTATAGCTACCATAGTTGAGAATGATAAAATGGAATACGTAATCTCAATTATTATACCTTTCAATCCTTTTACATTGAAGTGGAAGAGTGATTTGTATTATGAGAACTATGATTCAAGTAAATTAAAGAAATACATTGTAGATATTGAATTTTCAAGAAGAAGTGATGCACAATGTATTTTAGTAGATTGTGATGACCATACATATCTTACAGGAAAGAATTATATTGTAACGCATAATACACTTCAACTTACAGTAGCTGCTATTGAAGGAGGATTTGATTCTACTATTATAATATGTCCTGCTAGTATTAAGACTAATTGGAAAAATGAGTTAAGCTATTATGTTCCTGAAAGTGATATAACAATTGTAGAATCTTATTTACAGAAATCAAAACCCGAATTAGAAGCTATGTTAGGTTATGAGAAAGGCACTTCAAATCTTACAAGAGATGAATTATTAGAAAAAGCTAAGATTCAAGGTAAATGGTCGGATAATAAGTTTGTCATTGTCAATTTTGATATTGTAGATGAATTCTATAGTATTAGTTCAAAGAAGAAAAAGATTGATGAGGAAGCTTTGAAGAATAGTCCTATGCTTCGCTATATTAAGGATAAGAAGTCTTTAATTATAGTAGATGAAGCGCATAAGCTTTCAAAGAAAGATTCAATCAGATATAAGGTTATAAATGATTTGATAAAGAGAGGTAATCCAGATAGTGTTTATTTAGCTACTGGAACACCTGTCACAAATAACCCTGAGAACCTATTCTATATATTAAAGCTTTTGAATCATCCTGTAACAAGCAATTGGGATGGATATATGAAGAAGTATTGTAATGCTAAGAAATTTGTTCATCCAAGTGATAAGGCTAAAAGAGATAAGATTCAAGAAGTCTTTTTGAGAGCAAGAAATAAGGAAACATGGGATGACTTATCCTATGCAGAAAGGAATGAGTTAAGAACATGTATTGAAAGGAGATGTAAGATGATTACAGTTCCACAAGAAGCAACTAATCTTGATGAGTTGAAAGAACGTATCTCTACAATCTATTTAAGACGTGTTAAAGAGGATTTAACTGGCATTGTAAGGAAATATATTCATGAAGAATTTTATGAGCTTACGAGCGAAGAAAAATGCGTCTACGACGATTTATGGAATCAGTATGAACAAGCCAAGAAAGAAGAGAATCCTGATAAGGATTTGAACAAGGATTTATTGGAAGGTGCAATCTATAGAAAGTACATTTCAAATATTATGGTCCCAAATACTGAGAAGTTGGTTGATAGTTTAATTTCAAAGGGAGAAAAGGTAGTTATCGCTTGTTGTTATGATGAAGAATTATATAATTTGAAAGATTATTATGGTGATTCATGTGTTATCTATAATGGTAAGTTAAATTCAAAACAAAAAGATGCCGCTATTGCCTCTTTTTATAATGATAGTAACATCAAAGTATTTATAGGTAATATAATGGCTGCTGGAGTTGGAATTAACCTTGTAAACGCAAGATATATGGTTTTTAATAATATGTCTTATGTTTATGCAGATAATCAGCAGATGGAAGATAGAATCTTTAGAATAACGCAAAAAAGAGATTGCCATATTTATTATCAGATATTCAAGGATACTCAATATGAGCATATATGGAATACCGTATTGAAGAAGAAGACAATATCTGATGCTATAATTAAGAAGGAAAGTGAAAAGTGATTATGGATGAAGAATATAATTTGATAGATGATAATGATGAATCGTTAAGCTTTGACCATTCAGGAACTGATAGTGGAGAGTTCGATGATGAACATGATTTCAAGGATGAAGATTTGGCATTAGGCTTTGTTAGATATGTAGGTAGAGAAACAGGAGGATATAATGTCTATGAGTTCATTTTCACTATCTACATTGATACGTTCTTTGGAGATGGATTTGAATATAAGCCTGCTGGAATAAGTAATGGATTAGAGCCTTTCCCTAACTATGTTCAAAAGGTGGTTAGGGTAAAGACAAAACTATTGTTTGACTTAATTCAAGACTCAGGATGTTTTTCAATGCAAGATGCTATGGATGGTATTGTAAGCATTGCATGGGAAAATATTGATGATTACGATAAATATCCAGATGAAGGGCGTTTATATTTGAGATTTGGGGATAGCTATGAGGAAGTCGAGAGGAAATTAGCCATTAAGCATATAATACTCGAACTTTAATTTATTTTAAATGATTACATACATTACCTATTTTGATGATAAACAGATTGAAGAATATAATCTAAAAGCCGATGATAATACAATATTGTTTAAGGCAAATGATGAATCAATATCAGGTGATTCAATCAATAATCTCAATGTGTTCTATTGTGAACTAACAACATTATATTGGATATGGAAGAATGATAAGTCAAATGATTTGATATGCCATAAACAGTATAGAAGGCCATTTACAGCCTCTGTATTGCCAAAAAACCATGAGGTTGTTACTTACTATCCATTCGTTATGAATAATGCAATAGGAGAGCAATTTTCAACGTATCATGGAAAGAAAAGAAATAGAGATGTATGTAGTGTTTTAACGAAGCTATTTGGTATAAATTCAAATGAAGTAAAGTATTGGAAAGAATGCCATATCTTATTAACGAATAATACATTTGTAATGAATCGTGATGATTTCAATAAGATGTGTGAGTTTGTTTTCAAGGTATTGTTTGAACTGGATAAGAAATATCAATTGAATTTTGATTATGATAAATATGTTGATAATGCATATGATTATACAGAAGATGATAGATATGATTATCAAGAGCATTTCATGGCTTATATAGGTGAAAGATTGGTTTCAATGTACATATATTTGAATATGAGGCCAAAGTTCGAGAAAAGATTGGAAAATAATGGTTTTATGTTACCTTACGGAACGGTTTAATTTGAAATGAAGTAATATTTATAATTATATTATCAAATAAAATAATGAAGAAGAGATTGATTTCAGAGGCGTTTAATGTCGTGAATGGAAATCTTACGACTAGTAAGGGTAATTTTCCAATTGCCTATATAGACCCTCAAACTTCAGAAAACACTTATCCATACAAAGATATATTGAAAGATAAATTCGGAGCAAGATTTCTTACAGATGGTAAAACTTTCAAAGCATGGGGATGGTTTTTAGGAAATGACCCTATGAAGGTTTACAAGAATATAATCACTCCTGCGGTTGAATATCTTACAAGTATTGAAGATGGTGGCCAGGGAACTAGAAAAGATAAGGTTATTCAGATTATTGATGAACTTATTGATGGTCTTGGAAGTGGTTCTGTTTCGAATGTTGGAACGAGAGGGATGAAGGATGTTCAGAATGAACTTATTCAATTCAAAGCAGACTTAGTAAACAGTGTTTCAAGTGAAGAGTTCATGAGAAGAATGGGACCTATTATTAAGTTTTCTCAAGCGCAAGGCCATAGATATTCTTTAGGTAATACCATTCTTATCTATGTTCAAGACCCGCAAGCAACATTTGTAAAATCAAATTCACAGTGGTATAAGTTAAATCGCCAGGTTGTTAATAAATCTAATCCTATTTTGCTTTGGAGGCCAAATAGTGTAAAACTTGACGCCAATGAAAAAGCAAAGATTAAGCAAGATTACCTAACGTCTGTCGGCGCGAAAAGTGTAAGAGACCTTTCTCCTGGTCAAAAGGATGAATTAAGAGTTCAATTGAGTGGTGGCGAGGTT